GTATCGTCTACCAATGTACGCGGCGTATGCTCCTTGCCCGTCATTGTAAATACGTCCGGGATCGTTTAGTTGGCCGGTGACGTGAAACATCACGCCGGTATTGTTGGGAACAACGAACGAACTGTCGGCATTGCCGATGATTTGGGCTGCGCCTGCAATGCTATCAACACTTGGGATAATCATTCGCACTTGACCATCAGAGACCACTGAGAAGATCGGGCTTGCTGAGTTTGGGCCCTGTTCAACTGTGTGAACGTGGAAGTTGCCTACAACGTTGATTTCGCCGGAGCCGTTTGAAATTAAGTTCAAATTTTCATCGGTACCAACTGTGCTGATATTTGCGCCAATAATAGACAAGTTACCGATGCTTAGTGGCAAGCCGGCTGTGTCAATAGTTAGTGTTCCGTCAACTGCAACGTTGGCACCAGGCCCTGCTTTAATAGCACCGGCTACAGTGGGTGTTGCAATAACTAGTGGTATGTAGCTGCCGCCAGGGGTAACACCGTCAGCTATCTTTAGCTGACCCGTGGCTTCGTCATAAAACATTGTGCCCGGCTCGCCGATCCACGTACTAGCATCTGCACTAGATACTCTACCGGCACGAAACTTTTTAATAGCCATTGGGATTACCCTTCGATATCGTTATCTTCGGAAGCCACCATTACTGTTTGAAGACCGGCCATCTTTTTCATTTGATCTAAAGGATCTGCTTCTTCGCAGTCTTGTTCATCGTATGCACTTTCTACGCCCGCTGCCTTCTTTAGCAATTCTAGTTTTTGCTGCAATGGGCTAGTCATTGTAGAATATGGATCACCTTGTTCGTCGTTTGCTACCGCAACTTTATGAAACTGTGGCTTTTGGATTTGTGTTGGCACTTCTGCTGGTGCTGCGCCTGATTCTGCACGATCGATAACGTCTGCTAGGCTGCGTAGTATTTCTGCTGCTTTCATGGGATATCCTTATAGTTTAGTCCACGGGCGACCTTCTGCTGGCGCAACAGTTCCCGGGCTGGTATATTGGTTGTACTCTCTGTAACTAGGTGTGCCTACTTGTTGGCGGTCAACTGCTGCAATGTTTGCAAGTTTGTAGTCTCTACGCTGATCTTTAGGAAGGGCGTTAAGCGTGGCATTAAACGATTGTTGGTAAGAGTAGCTCATTTGTGTAACTTTTAGTTATTTATGCGGCCAAAAGGAAACCCGCACAAAGGCGGGCCCATAAAACGCAAATCTAACGGGGTTTAATGCAAGCTGTCTGTTTCTAAATCCCAGTAAGTGCTACCACGGCTTTCTGCTTCTACAATAGCAGATTCAAACGGGTCATTTATTTCAACTGAGTCAATGATTTCAAGGATTTGTTCTCCTGCTTCAAGAAACGCTGGATCATCGAGTAAGCGGCCAGCAAGCTCTCTGTACCCTTTGAGTACCATTTCTTGCTGTTCCAGTGTTAACTCGCTAGGGTCAACCTCGCCGTTTTGCACATCAATTAGCAGCTTAGTTAACGGGCTCATTTTTTTCCCAATGTGTAACGGGCAATAACTTCGTTTGCTTCAGCAAACTCTGTAATCTCGGGCTCAGGCTGCTCTGGATTAGAGTTAGACATGTACGATTCAAGCTCGCCAAACAGTTGAGCATTGGACAGTGGCAGTTGATACACAATAGTGTAGAGGTGGATTTTCTTGTCGTTCATGATATTACCCTTTCAACGGAGTTGCGGTGGCTAAAAAGTTTTTGTCCACGTTCACGGATCAAATCTACAGCGGCCTGCGGATCCTCCTCAAACATGGTTTCAAATTGATCCTTAGTAATGGATTTGTCTGTATGGATAAAGTACAGTTCGTAGTCACGCTGCGGATTAAAACGTGCCCGCATACTCATACTGTTAATCATATGAGTAATTTTACGTACCGCAGCATTGGGCGGTTCGTCTTCTGGATTCTTGAGACGCTCAAACAAGTTCTCAGACTCAAGATGATTTGCTTCACGCATGTCTTCTGTAATGTCTATGCAGGACTCAAGACCGTAACAGTCCCAGTAAACCAGGAACACATTGGTCTCATCAAAATCGGGTGGTGTATTATGCATAGCTTTGAATGAATGCTTCGCCTACATCAAACGACACATAGTCGTCACCTTGCATACCTTGCTCGCTGTAGGTAATGTCTTCGCCTGCCAGACCAATAGTGGTCAAAAATGCCTTGAGTTCTTCTTCAAATTGGCGGTCAGTGTAGATGAGGCCGTCCTTGTTAACGTCCCAAGTCTTTTTGTCAAACATCACAAGGAGTTCGCCGAAGTCTTCTTCGTCGTTAACATAGGGCAAATTAATGCCAACAATCTTAACTGGCTTGGCAACTTCACTCCAGTAGCCGCAACCATCTGTGTTAAGGGTAGTAGTAACTTTACGCATTTCGAACTCCGTTTTGTTTAACAATGCTTAGATTATAGCACAAATTTCGGGATTGTTTGGTTTGTTGTAAAAATACAACACTTTTAGCCAAAGATCATCATGTACACTAGCCCCACAATTACCATTAGGGCTATAGTGTCTGCAAAATCTTCGCTAGGTGTTGCTTTACGCTCAGGCTCCAAGGAACGGAGCCATTCTTTAAATGTCATGCTGTATTATAGCATGAAACGATTAATGTAAGGTAGCGTTACCTGAAATATTGTCTACGTCTGTGATACCAAATACTGCAAGCATTTTACTTACATTTTCCGGTAACTCAAATGGTACGTTGTCCGGCAACATGATAGATTTAACTTCTCCGTCTGGACCAACAATAATGCAGTAGTCATCATCGGCCAGCGTGTCTTCCATCATTTCAGCAAGCTCGTCGATTTGCTCTTCTTGTTGTTTAGTTAATTTGCTCATATAGTCGCTCCAAAGTCTTATGGTATTGTTCTACTTGTTGTTCTAATTGTAGAACCACTCGTGTGTCAGATGCAAACGTTTCCTGATACACACCATACATTACGCAATCCTGTATGGGTTTTTTGAATATGCACATTTCAGCAGCAATGCTAAAACCGTATGCTTCAATTTCACTCTCGTCGCCGAGATACTCTTGGTCCAGTGTTAGCTCTGCACCAGTTGGACTCTTGTAATCCTTTAGTGCAGGCACTCTAGGAAATTTGTATTGGTTCATATGCACCATTTCGTGCCCCATGCACTCTGCGAGATCAAATGCAAATTGTCCCCAATTGATTAGATCAACAAAGTATGTGTTTTGTGAGGGATGGTAGCAAAGCGTGATAGTAATGCTGGGCAGCATTTCTGAATCGTCATGACAGTCATAAAGTCCAGCAACAATAACCTGGTCTGGGTCTACTGCTGGATCACGGTCTGTCTTTACGATAAATGCTGCTGCATTAAATTGTCTGCGAATCAAGTCTGTGAATTTCGCAGGCGTGTATGAACAACCGGCCACACGGAATCTCAGATCCATTATGCGTTTGTACGCAGTTAGAAAATAGATTAAGTATGGCTCGGTAGGGTGCATTAGCGGAACAAGATAAATGCCATAATAACAGCTTGGGAAATAAATCCAAAACCGTTAGTGATGATGTTTAGGCTATTCTTGAGAATGATAGCACGGATAAACATCAACAGCAAGGCGCCCCAAACAAACATAACAATGTCCAAGCTCGGAGCACGATCACTAAGTCCTGTCATCATAGCCAACAGTGTTGGAACAGTTGCACAATGAATAACAATGATGCTGAGCCATTCCAATGTCTCTGCGGAAATCTTTAAAAGGTGTTCCTCAAAGAATTTCTGTACAGCGTTTTTAACGAAGTCTAGATTGAGAGTCATTTTATTCCTTGTAGAAAATGTGGTGACCAATTTGTGTGATTTTTGGTTTGCCCCACTTTGGGTTGACATAGTCTGCGTGATAGTACATGGCCTGTGTCATGCTTGGCAGACGGAAGTTCTCTAGTAGAACCTTCTTAGCGACTTCTTCGCTTTCTTTATAGAGAGCAGGGTAAACTGCTTTCTTAGCAACGCTTGGCATGCATGCCCAACTAAATTGGCAAATGACTTTTTCATAGATTACGTTCTTCTGATAAACCACGCCACAGACACCCTTACCAAACTTACCACTATCCACGCGGTTCATTGTAACTTGTGCGACTGCAACTTTGCCTTCAAAAGGCTCGGTGGCTGCTTCATTGTAAATGTTTTTTGTCAAGCAATCAAGTTGCTTGGTGCGGTCTTCCGCACTGACGAAACCTTGGCGGTAGACATCGCTACCTTCTTCAAGGGTTGCTAGTTTTGTTTGTGTCACTGACCATAACAGTGACATCACTAACATAAATGCTAGAAATTGGATAACATTTCTAGAAAGAGTAAACCAAAAATTTGGATTACCGTTTGACGCTTTTGTTGTCATACTTTCTCCTTTGTTTCTTTCTGTAGTTTATATAACCTATAAAAACAGGTAGATAAAGACTACTATAACTGGTTAAGTACGCCTATTATAGCACTTTTTTCAGTTATTTGCAAGTTATGTGGGGTGTTTTTTAGCTAGTTTGTATCTTAGCCAGAGCATCTGCGGCACTGCTTTGGGTGGTACTTGCAATGCCTGCGGCAGCATTTTTCGCTGCATTTGCCCCCTCGGACAAGCTGGCCGTAATGGCTTCACCATACTGATCATCAGTGACCATATTGGTGAGGATGTAGTTGTATCCTGCTTGTGTTTTGTCAAGTCCATACACTGGCAACTTGGCAGCAAAGGCCAAAAGTTGTGCAGTTGCAGGAGTAGTTGCAGCAGACGGAACCAGGCCTGCCTTTGTTTGATTAGACGCTTCAGTTGCCAACTGAGTGCTACTTGCTGTTACGGCAGCAGCACAGTCACTAACAATCTTTGCCAAGTTAACATCAGTGGCGCCAGTGATTGCAGCCTGGGCAGAAGTGAATGCACTCAGCTTAGATGAGTTAGTTGGATCAGCAATCAACGCATCAGCAGCAGATTGTAGAGCTTGCCCTTGACTTGAAGCAAGGATAGCAGTATGGCCATTTACCAATGTGGTGAAAGCATCAGTGTGCTTGTAACCTGCGGCAGTTCCGATAATGTCCATGATAGTTGGATTGCCAAATGGGCCGCCCCCGGAGCCCATCTTGCTTGCAAAGCTGCTCATAACACCAGACGGCAATGGGTTAGGCAATGCGTCTAAATGTTTAAGCGTTGGAATCTTTGTTGCTGCAAGGTTCTTAGCAATGTCAGTAACCTTTTTAAAGTTACCACCCATGTTAGTTAACGCATTACCTAAGCCGGCTAGTGAGCCTCCTGGCAGTGCTGCCAAGTCTGCGGGACTCATCATCTTCTTTGCATCCAATAAGTCTGCTGCGGTCTTGACCATGTGTCCAACTGGTAAGGCGATCTTTGTTTGAGCAATGATCTTTTCCAAGTCGGAACCGGTTACAGTTGCCAACGTCTGCTTAACAACTTCTGGGTTAGCCTTGTCAAGGTTAGCAGTATCTAGCCCCGCCGATTCAAGTGCATCAGTTAATCCACCTACGTTACCCAGACCTTGTTTGGTTAAGTTGGCAATAAAGCCAGCTGGCTCAAACATCTTCTGTAAGTTACTTGGATCAAATGCAGTACCGAACTTGGACATTGAGCTAGACAATGTGTTAAGGTCTGCTTTTACTCCATCTGCTGCTGCAAAGATCTTGCCTGCGCCACCGGACACCATCTCACTAAAATTAGTTACACCCAATCCAAAACTTTCAAAGGTCTTGGTACCCATGTCGCTCATTGCACCTAACCAAGTAAAGCTGGTTTGTGCAAAGCTGTCTGCCGCTGCAAAGTTAGCAATAAACTTTTTAGTGTTTGGTGCAATAGCTGCGGCCGCTGTTGTAACTGCGGCAGTGATACTTACCTCAGAATCCGATGCAACCTTGCCATTTAAGTAACTAGGCACACTAGGGATAGCAACGTTTGCACCGTTTAGTGCAGCACGAACGTCAGTGTACAGTTGAACTAACTCTGACGAATCAAATGAACTTAAAGTTGCGGTTAAATTGGCACTTACGCCAAGTCCGCTGCCACTAGTGATACCATCAGCAGCAATGAGCATTGTTGGACTAATTCCAGACATATTTTTATCCTATTATAGTACTTATGGCGCAATATCGACGTCATCGCTGCCACTTTTAATGGCATGGCCGCAACTTAAGTCACTGCCCGCAAACGCCAAACCTTGTCCGTTAACAATAACAGAACTGCTGCCAACAGTAATAGTAGCAGCCGCATGAGGTGGGTGTGGTGGACCGTAAGGGGCATGTGGGCTGTCTACACTGCCCACAATAGCAGCACCTTGCCCATTGATAATCACATCCGTGCTTACTCCACTAATGATTGTTCCGTCACTAGTGTCTGGGTCTCCAAGGCGTGCTGCTCCTGCCATTAGGTTACAATGCTTCCTGCGGTTACAGGTTGAATACCTGTAGTGATTTGGAAATAGTGATTGGCCATTTCCTTAATTGTTTCGCAAGAGAACATGACGTGATTCTTGCTAATGACAATTGGCTTACGAACATCACTAGTGAACAAGCTCTGTGTTAGGCCGATGCCTTGGTGGCTTGGCACAACAGTGCAGGGGCGATCCACAGTAAAGCTCATACCGCCGTCTTCAATAATCTTGGCAACAATCTCGTCACCGTTGACCATCTTGAAAGTGACAACGTCATCTTTTTCATACTTACTTGAATTTGAAACTAGCATTATAGAGCTGCCTTTAATTGATCTTCATTTAGTTTACGTAGTCCTTGGAAGCCACCTTCTACAAACACTTTACCGTCTTTGTAAATTTGTGGGACTGTGCGATGACCTTCTGCCATGATAAACTCACGGGCTTCAGTGCTTTCGTCAATCTTAACTTCCTCAAACGGAATGTCTTTGCTTTTTAGTAGCGCCTTTGCTTGATCGCAAAAGGGGCAATGGTTCTTTGAATAAACTGTTAACATATGTCTCCTTGTGTATTATATATCTTAGAGACTAAAGCCTTTAAAAGTATTGCCATCAACGTCTTGCTTGGTACCACCAACTACGTATGTAGTGATTTCAGTTTCCTGTGGTGCCACTTGCACTTCGCTGCCTGCAATCCATTTCTGTGTCCAAGGCAATGGGTTAGAACCTGGCTTCATGCCACACTCTAAGCCAACAGTGTTCATACGCTTGCATGTTAACCAGTCAACATACTGGCATAGCAATTGTGTGTTAAGTCCAATCATTGAACCGTCCTTGAACAAGTACTTTGCCCAGTCTTTTTCTTGTGCTGCTGCACTCAAGAACATGGCCGTACATTCTTCTTTAGTCTCTTCTTTAATCTTTGCAAAGTCTGGGTCATCTTGTGGCAACAACTTGATTAGTGTCTGTGTAGACGCTAGGTGCAAGTTTTCATCGCGGCAGATCAGTTTAATGATCTTGGCGTTACCTTCCATCTTCTTCAACTCTGCGAATGCCCATGAGCAAGCAAAGCTAACGTAGAAGCGAATGCCTTCAAGTGCGTTAACGCTGTTAATCGCTAGCCATAGACGCTTCTTTAGTTCATACTCGTCAACGACAATTTCCTTGCCATTGACAAAATGCTTGCCCACGCCCAATGCACGATGCCAAGTGCTGTACTCAATTACATCATCGTAATACTTGCTGATGTCTTTTGCACAGTTAACAATTGGCTCAATTTGCATTAGCTCATCAAACACTCGGCCAGGGTCGCTATAGACATTACGAATAATATGGGTGTAAGAACGACTGTGGATCGTTTCATTGAATGCCCAAGTTTGGATCCATGTCTCCAGCTCAGGCAAACTGCATAGAGGTAGAAAAGCGAGGTTAGGGCTACGGCCTTGCACACTATCCAAAAGTATTTGTCGCTTAAGATTGCTTGTAAAAATGTGTTGTTCAAAGTCTGTTAACTCCTTGAAGTCTTTGGAGTCACGCATAACGTCGATTTCTTCTGGTCTCCAAAAGAAGCCTAGTTGTCTGTCTGTGAGCTTGTCGAATTGTCTGTACTTTAGTGTCTCGTAACGCTGGACCGCTGTGGGCCCAGAGTTATCTAAGAACGCCAATTTTTCAGTGTGTTTTTTAGTGTCGTTTAAATTGAATACGCTCATATTAGTTCTTTATTAAATTACGCAGGAATCGCAATCTTCTTGGTCCATAAGTTCTTCTGCTGGCAATTGTAATGCAGCTGATAACTTATCAACGTCAATTTCGCCCTGACCATCATTGGTGTTGAAATAGTAAAGTTGTTTAGTTCCGTATTTGTAGCACATGATCAGGTGCTGGAGCATCTCACTCATAGGGATCTTTTCATCTTCGTAGAACTTAGGATTGTACGAAGTGTTGACACTAATGCCTTGATCAATCCATTTTTGCAATACTGCACAAAGTTTTAAGTAGCCTTCCGGGCTACGTTGGTCCCATAACAATTCGTATTTGTTCTTAAGTTTCTTAAATTCAGGTACAACCTGTTTCAATACACCGTGCTTGCTTTGCTTAATAGAAACATAGCTGCGTGGAGCTTCAATACCGTTAGTGGCATTAGAGATCTGTGCAGATGTTTCTGCTGGCATTAGAGCCATTAGTGTTGCATTGCGAATGCCGGAGTCTAGGATCTGTTCACGCAGAGCACGCCATGGCATACGCTCTTTATGCTCAACAAGTTCGTCAACTTCTTTCTTACGTGTGTCGATTGGCAAGATACCATCGGCATACTTTAGTTCTTCCCACTTCTCGCAAGGTCCTTGCTCTTTAGCTAGGTCAGCACTTGCTTTGATCAAGTAGTATGACCATGCTTCTGCATACTCGTCAACTAGTGCAAGTGCAGCAGGGTCACTGTAGCTAACATCGTGCTTGGCCAAGAAGTAAGCAAAGTTGATAATGCCGTTACCAATTGGACGGAATTCTTTTGTTGCTAGTTCTGCTGCCTTAACAGGATAGTTCTGATAGCTCAACAAAGCATCTAGACCGCGAACGCTTAGAGTACACATACGCTCAAAGTCTTGCGGCTTCTTAACGTTGCCCCAGTTCTGTGCAGATAGAGTACACAATGCAATACGACCTAGTTCGTCATTGATGTCGTTCAATGGCTTAGTAGGCAAGTCAATCTCTGTACACAAGTTGCTCATCTTGATAGGATGTAGCTTTTCTTTGAATGGGCTATGTGTATTGGCATGGTCCACGTTCATCAAATAAATGCGACCAGTGTCTTTACGCTCAGTCATGAACTTGCTAAACAGTTCTGATGCCTTGAAAGTCTTTTTACGTAGCTTGGTGTTACGTTCTGCTTTCTCATACAACTCACGGAACTTGTCCTGGTCGTTAAAGAATGCTTCATACATCTCAGGAACATCATGTGGGCTAAACAGGGTAATGTCACCGCCTGTGATCAAACGCTCATACATTAGTTTGTTGAACTGCACACCGTAGTCCATTTGACGAACACGGTTGTCTTCTGTACCTTTGTTGTTTTTCAACACCAATAGGTCTTCGGCTTCTAAGTGCCAAATTGGATAGTAGATTGTTGCTGCACCGTTTCTTACGCCACCTTGCGAACAAGAGCGTGTTGCGGCCTGAAATAGTTTAAGGAAGGGCGTAACTCCTGTGTGGTACGCATCGCCGGAGCGGATAGGCGAACCCAACGCCCGAATTCGTCCTGCTCCAATACCAATTCCAGCTTTTTGTGAGACGTATTTAACGATTGAAGATGCAGTAGCATTGATACTGTCCAAACTATCGCCAGACTCGATAAGCACACACGAACTAAATTGTTTTTGTGGAGTGCGAACCCCAGCCATAACAGGAGTAGGCAAGGAAATATCAAAGTTAGAAATAGCATCATAGTAATCCTTTACCCATTGCATACGTGTTTCTTTAGGATAAGCCATAAACAACGTGGCAGCAATCATCATGTATGCTGACTGTGGAGTTTCGTATAGCTCATTGGTGACGCGGTTTTGTACTAGGTACTTGCCACGCCATTGTTCCATTGCAACATAGGTGAAGTTCTCATCACGACGGTGGTGGAGGTAGGTATCCAGTTGATTGATCTCATCCTCTGAGTAGTTTTCCAACAGCTCAGGAGTGTAGTAACCAATGTCAATGTTACGCTTAACTAATTTTAGTAGAGGCCAAGGTGTGTAGCCGCCGTATACTTGTTTGTAGATGTGATATGTTAGTAGTCTACCTGCAACGTATTGATAGTTGGGTGACTCTTCACTAATTAAATCTGCTGCACTCTTGATTAGGGTTTCTTGGATGTCTGTGCTTTTGATACCGTTATAAAACTGCACATGACTATTAATTTCTACTTCGCTAGCACTAACTCCTGTAATGCCCTCGGTTGCCCAAAACACAACCTTATGTAATTTTTCTAGATTTAGCGGCTCTTTACGTCCGTCTCTTTTTGTTACTTGTATTTGACTCATTGATTCCTCTTTATAACTATTCAAATTTAGTTCGTCTGCGTATTTGACCTTTAATGTTAGATTATCGGCAAGTTGTTTATTTACGACTTCACCTTCAATCAAATTAATAACATATTTCCCGTCGTCAATCCAGACTAAATTATAACTGTACCGCGTTTCTGGATCGAGATATATTCGTAGCTCTACACTAGGATTGTGTGCAGTGAACTTAATAGTATACAGCATGCCTAGTGCTTTTGCAATATCGCAATAGTAGTTTTCTTCAATTAATGTCCACGGGTTTGGCCATTCTTCAGGCTTTGCCGGATCAAGGTAGTAAGGAGAGAAAGGACACCCGTGCCAAAAGTCTACAGTGGCCTTTACGGCTTGTTCTAAAGATAAGGTGTCCAGCGATTTTCGAAATTCACGCCACCGAGACAAACGCTCGGTAGCTGCTAGTTTAAACATTAATTAATCAAAATAGTTGATGTTGTATTTCATTGTGGCGTCAACGCCAGTATCAGTAGTCTGATACACAATAACAGCATCGCCGCCTAGGGTTAGGCCTGCTGATAATGTGATAGTATTTAATCCAGACATCATGTAGTTGTCGGAAAAGTTTTGTTGAGAGTTAGATCCAGCGTAAACAAAGGATCCATGTCTTAACGTAATGCCACGAATGATTGTATAGTTTACTTGACATGCATCACGTAACACAATACCTGTGGACGCATAGACTGGTGTATTGTTTGTTAACACCACAGTGCCGCCGATACCAGTTACATAATTACCAGATACCAAGCCCACGTTAGACTGAATGCTTACAAACTTGCTTCCGTTGTAGCTGATACGTTTTTGCACAAGGTCGTCGGCATCAGTACGTGCAAAGGTGTCGCACAAGCTGTAGTTACCGTCAGACACAAAGCTCAACACAGGAGCTACAGGGCTACCCACACCAGCAAAGTTATTGCCAACGTCAAGGTAGTTGTTACCAGAGCTCAATACCCCGCTTACACCTGCATAGCATTCAATTGCGGAGTTAGCAATGCTATAGAATACGCAGTTGATAATCTTGTAGTTAGATGGCATTGTTGTGGGCGTACTGTTTTGGCCCAACTTCATGCCTTTATACAAACCAACGAAGGAGCATCCGTTAAATTTAACATCGGCACCTGCGTCATCACTTAGCACAGCGTAACGAGTATTCTTAAAGTTGCAAGACCAGAAGTTAACGTTTTCACTGGTACGAGCAAAAGACTTAACCTTAACGCCAGCGTATGCTTGGCTACCTGCGGTAGTTGGGTTAGACAAACTGCCTAAAAACTCAACGGAGAAGAATGTAAAGTGCATCACACTGTCAAGGATAATAATGTCCTTGTCGTTGGTGTTTGCTAAACTCATTTCTTCAATAGTTACATAACCAGGTAGGGTTGCACTGTTTTGACCTAGGCTAGCACCAGTTTGGTACAAGCTGTCAGTTACCTGCATTAAGCAAGGTTGTGTTCCGTCTGTTTGTTGGATAACGGTACTTTCAATACCGTCGCCAACTAAACGTGCATAAGGTGGAATTAACAACACTGTGCCAGATACATTGTAAGTACCTGCAGGAAAATACAAGGTTCTGCGTACTCTTGTATCATTTAGGTGTGGAGCATAATAGATCTGTGTAATGGCTCTATTAATCGCTGCTGTGTCATCAGTAACTCCGTTACCGGTTGCACCAAAGTCTTTAACGTTAACAAAATCGTCAAGTTTATCTTGGAAACTACGAACAGTCGGACTCAACATAGATGGACCAGTTTGTGCTGTGTATCCACCCGCGTTGCCGCGGAATGTGTAGTTACGTAATACTGTTGTTAAGTCTGTGTACTGAGTTAAAATTTCAGTAACACCTTCGGTAGGGGCGCCTTCAGTAAGGGTACCGTTACCAATAAACAATCTACGCTGGTCAACGCTCCAGCCAAGTTCGGCACTTGCTAGGGTTGGTAAATCTTGTTGTAAACCTCTACGGGCTTGAATTCTACTAATCTGTACGACAGCCATGTGTCAATCCTCTAACTATTGTGTATTTAGTTAGTTAGATAATAGAGCTCCACACGTTTCATCCACTCTTGGCTCCAGTGGTCAAACTCGTCTCCTGAGACTTCAAATTCCAGGTATTCTGGCGCCGAAAAGGTGCCATCTTCTAGCTGTTTTGGCTGCACAGCCATCAAAATTACACCGTCACGTATATTGGTACCATACGTTTCATTATGTGCTGCTGCATAGGCTGCTAATTGCAAAAAGTAATCAGAAATGTATTCACGCTTCTTGACCTTGTTACTTTGCTTAAAGTCCATGATTGCGGGCCTGCCTTTCCACACACCTAAGCAGTCTGTGGTGCCAGCATATAACCCACTATAATAAACAGGAACTTCTGTACCCCAAAACTCGTCTACATTTACAAGTCCTTTAAGAATAACTTCTGCTGCCATAAACCAACTAGGGTGGGCAAAAGGATTATCGGGCAACGGCTTCATGTCATCTTGAAGGATATACTGTTCAAGGTATGCATGCATCCTGGTTCCGCGGTTAGCCGCTTCAGTAACAATTTGTTGAGCTTGTTGTTCACCAACTCGTTTTTTCCAGTTTGCAAGAGCTATTTTGGATTCCTGGCTTTTTGTTTTATCTAGAATAGTTGTAACGCTAGGAACTTTACTGCCGTCTGGTAAACAATAATGTCTCTTGCCTTCTACTGTGGTTCTATTAAGTGGTTCGTAGTTGTAACGTTGAATGATCATATGTAATTATAAATGTTACAAAAGGATTAGTCAATAAATATTTTGATGAAAATTCTAATATCCGGATGCAGTTTTAGTCAATGGCCCGATTTCCCCGGCGGACCCAATGTATGTTGGCCAAGATACTTTAGTGAGATGAACCCAACCGACGAGATTACCAATCTCGCAGAAGCAGCGGCAGGTAATCAATACATCGCAGATAGCGTTATCAGAGAAGTGCTAGACAATCCGGGCAAGTACGATCAAGTTCTAGTAATGTGGAGTGGCGTGAGTCGATTAGATTACTTAACTGACATCACTGACCCATCGTGGAACGAATTGTTTGACAGTTATGGGTTTTATCGTAGGCTACCCGACAATCAACTAGGTTATATTTTCAGCGGTGGTCAAATGGGCACATGGTTTAAGAACCCTGTTGCACATAAGATGTTCTACGAAATGTACAAAGTGTCCAGTGACTACAGTTTAGCAACCATTAACATTACTGAAATGGTTAAGCTCAAAAACTTCTTGGAAGCGAAAGGTATCAAGTACAAGTTTATGAGTTACGTAAACTACTGGAACGATAAGAAGAACGTTAGTCCCAATGGCGACTTTGGCGTAACAGCAATGCCCGGACTACATTCAATGATCAGAGAGCTCGAACTAGACAAGTGGATCTTTACAGATGCAGAGCGTAATGGCCTTTATGAATTGGCCAAGAGCATGAATGATTTTATGGAAGATGGATTCCACCCAGGACACAAAGCACACCAAGCCTGGGCAGAATATGTTACTAAACAGATAAAGAGTTAATAACTGTTTCGATTTGTTTTGCTGGCCATTGCGTCCAGTCTCGAGTCATTAGTAAATTATAGTTGTGGTCTACAATGGATTTAATTTTCCGGTAGACCACATCTTGTTCTTGCTCACACAAATACTTAACTTGTTCAAACGCCATTGCGTAGCGTTTAGCATCGTCGATCTCTAAGTCGTAGCTTTCATCAATGATTCCGTCAAATGTTTGGAATCCTAACGCACGTAGATTGTGCAAGAACTTGTATCCAGTGAATGCAATAAACAAACGTCTAGCAATCATTGGCTTTGCTGTTTTTTCTGTGAAGCAACTTAGGGTGTTGTCAAAGTCTGTTTCGGCAATGATAGAATAGGCACTGTCATTCATCACTTTAATAGGAATAATTTGGCTTAGATGCACACGTTGCCCGCAATAGTCTGCCCAGTCTGCTGTGCCGATTGTTTGTCCAATTGGTGTTGTGCCTTCTTCCCAGATAAAGTAATCCTTGGCGTAGAATTCGCCTTCTTTCCAGTCGCCACCGTAAGTCATAATAATCTTGTGGTTTAGGTCATTTTCATTAACTGCATTAAACACAAAGTCTCTATGTGGCTTTGGACTACCTAGCAATGCATCAAAGTATTTGGGCTTTGTGCT